ATCTCAGCGTCCTACTGGGCTGAGGGTAGGCTAATGTACGGGGATAGAGGAGACGATGATACATTCAGCAGACCGCCTAATCCCGGATGCGTGCCCGGAGACCACGACTGTAACGACGGTGATCCTACCGTAAGTGATTATATCTATAACGAGGACACCGGGCAGTGGGAACAGACTACTGGCGGGTACCATAGGGATGAATGGACAGCACCCGGGGGTAAAGACCTCGTTCAATCCATAGACCCTTATGTTAATTCTGCATGGAAGCACATGCTTGCCGTGGACAGACCTAGCATAACGTACTCCAGAACGTATGATGACGGGGACAGAGGAAATGATACTCCAGTAGCAGCCCCCGGGTGGAGTGCAGCAAGTGCGGATATAAGTAAAGCTGACCAAGAACGTATCGATAGATGGGATAGGTATGTTGACAATGCTAACGTATACATGAAGGCAGCTGCGTACAACAAAAACGCAACCCGTGCTGCGAACTCTCTGCTAGTAGGTAGAGCTTTAGAGGAGGCAGCTAAGGATGTGGGTGGACGTGGCGGTAAAGCAATAAGAGAAGTGAGGACTGCCTAATGACAGATGTAATTACAACCCTAGGATCTACAGGGGTAATGGAAGGCGAGTTCCAGAAGCTGAACTCAGACAAGTCCGACCTTCTTACACGTTGCGAGCAATACGCTGGCTGGACATTACCCACCCTGTTGATGGAAAACCAAACAGCAGGTGATGAAGTGCAGATGGATTACCAGAGCTTAGGTGCTCAAGGTGTAAACCATCTAGCTAACAAACTTGTGTTTGCATTATTCAACCCATCCCGCCCATTCTTTAGGCTGGATGCGGATGCTAAGACTAAGAGCGAGATTATCTCTGGCGGTGGTATGACGCTACCTGACTTAGAGAGCGTGTTCAGTAAAGCCGAACGTGAATCCATTAAGTCCCTACTAAAGCGGAGACTTAGAGCGAACATTGTTCTGGCTATGAAACACTTAATCGTAACTGGTAACGCTTTGTTCTATGCTCCAGTTGATGGCGCAGCAGTTCAGGTATATAACCTTAGGGATTACGTGGTTCGTCGAGATCTATCCGGCGAAGTCGTACTCCTGATTACTAAGGATCATAAGAAGAAGATCAACCTGCCACAAGAGGTTCAGGATGCATTACCCAAGACGGACGATGATCAGAACGTCGTACTGTACACACGGGTAGAGCGTCAGCCTGATGGTAGGTATGAGATGACACAAGCAGTGGACAACGTAACTCTGGACTCAGAAGGCTCATGGGCTAAGAAGGATCTCCCTTGGATTCCTCTTACATGGAACCTTCCTAGAGGATGGCAGTACGGTGTTGGTTTAGTAGAGGAGTACGCAGGCACATTCAGCTCAGTCTCCCTATTAACCGAAGCCTTAGTCCGTGCTGGGGTAGTAGCAGCGGACATCAAGTTCCTTGTTGACCCCGCTGGTGTGACGGACGTGGGTGCATTGAACCGGGCTCAGTCCGGTGAGTACGTCCCCGGGAGACAGCAGGATATCCAAGCAATCCTACTCGGTAAGGATAGAGATCTTAACACAGCCTCAGCTTTACTTGATAAGCTAGAGCGCAGATTAGGGCAAGCATTCCTACTGAACTCCGCGATAACGCGGGATGCTGAGAGGGTGACTGCTGAAGAGATAAGACAGCAAGCGCGGGAGCTTGAATCCAGTTTAGGTGGGGTATACAGTACACTCGCTGAGGATTTCCAGACACCATTAGCGTACCTTGCATTGAATGACATTGACTTTAAGATTGATGGCAAGAGAATCCAGCCTATGGTAGTCACAGGCATGGACTCGTTACAACGCGACAGTGATGCGGACTCTATGCTACTGTTCATTCAGGATCTTGCAGCCTTGGCTCAGGTGCCTGAGAACCTCGCAATTAGATTGAAGGAAGATCCACTCGTCCAGCTCTTAGCTGCGAACCGGGGGATTGACTCGGAACAATTCCTACGGTCAGATGAGGAGGTTCAACAGATTCAGCAGCAGCAGCAGATGATGCAACAGCAAGCGGAGCAGATGAATCCGCAAGCTGGAATCCAAGACGGAGTATAAGAATGGCAGATGAACCAGTACAAGCCCAACCTAATACACCCGTAGGAGCTCCTCAGAGCCCTCCTGCTGGACAAACACATCAAGTCCCTCACCCTAGTATACCTCCGGGAGGATCGCCCGTTACAGAGCCTCCTGTTGAGCCTGTTGTACAGCCGGGTACTCAAGAACCTGCTCAGCAGACCGCAGCCCCTGCACCAGTTCAGGCACCTGCACCTGCTCAAGCACCACCTCTAACACCACCTCAAACCCCTGATCCTGTACAGGCAGAGCCAGTAGCGTATGACCCTATAGGGAATGTAGCTCTTGATGCTGCTGCTAAGATCGTGCAAGAGGCTGGGTTCAACCCAATAGCTTTATCCAACGAGTTATACCAGACAGGTAGACTCTCTGATACTACAGTTCAAGCACTAGAACAAAAGCTCGGAGCAGAACAAGTTGCCTTACTTACTACCACGTATCACGCGGAGATCAAGAAGGAGCAGGATGCTGCGGAAGCAAGAAACCAAGAGGTGTATAAAGTTGTTGGAGGCAAAGAAACATGGGATGCCTTAGCACAATGGACTACTACACCAGAAGCAGGGCTTTCACCCGAGGCAGCCGATGAGTACAATGCAATGCTCGCTGCTGGGGGAGTCCAAGCTAAACTCGCAGCGAGAGCATTGAAGGAGGCATACATGGCAAGCCCCGGCTTTAAAGAAAATACACCAAATACAATGGTTCAAGGTGATGATCCAGCTCCAACTGGGCACACAATCGAGCCTATCTCACGCCTACAATACGTGGATGAGAAACGTAAGGCTATCCGTTCGGGTGATGCAACTAAGGTTGCGCAGTTAGAGGCTCGAGCACAATACACATTGAAGCATGCTGCAGCGCAATGGCGACTGCGACCACTTCAATCTTAACAGTAAGGAGAATTATCTATGGCACTGCCAATCACACGGCCCGGACAAGAGTTTGGCTCAGGAGATGCATGGGAACTCATGATCGAAGAGTACGGGGGAGAGGTCGAAGGAACTCTCGAACGTAAATCAATCATGCGTCAATTCATCGCTATTAAATCAGTCCAAGGTACGGACACTATCACTAACGACCGCGTAGGCGAGGCTACTCTACAAGCGGTTACTCCCGGCGTTGCACCTGATCCTCATGTAACTGAGTTCAGTAATGTCAACGTAGTTGTCGATACTATTGTATTGGCACGGAACACTGTAGCCCTGTTGGATGACTTCCAAGCTCACTTCTCTGTACGTTCAGAGATTGGTAAGGAGCATGGTAAGAAGATCGCTAAGTTCTTCGATGAGGCTTTCCTGATTCAAGCAATCAAGACTGCCCTGCACGATGGTACTGGTCTGCCTTCCGGCTGGACTGGTGGTATCAAGAAGGAACTTGGTATGATCGGCGATGAGTCCGATGCTGATGCATTGCAACGTGGCATCGAAGAAGTATGTCAAGCTATGGAAGAAGCAGATCAGGATCTCGAAGGAGCAGTTATCTTCGTTCGCCCTGAGCAATTCTATACACTGCTTCGGAATGATAAGTTGCTGAACTCTGAGTACAGCCTCGGTAATGGTGATTACGCTAAGGGCGATGTCCTTCGTTCTTGCGGTCTGCCGTTGTTCAAGACGAACAACATCCCGGATGCACCAGTTACCAATCACTTCCTGTCGAACCCACGGAATGGTGCTGCGTATGATCTCGTCCTTGGTGATGAGACTAACGTAGTTGCAATCGTCATGCTGCCTAAAGCACTACTGGCTGGCGAGACTATCCCATTGACTTCCAAGGTCTTCTATGAGGACAAGGAACTCACGTGGTTTATCGATTCCTATCTTGCATTCGGTGTCACTACGAACCGCCCGGATGCTTGTGGTGTCGTTCTTCGGAAGACTGCATAACTAGCTAAATCAGCCCCGCTGCCTTAACAGGTGGTGGGGCTTTTTTTTGCGTTATTAGGAGATGAGTATGACTAACCTTGACGCTTTGAATATTGTGTTGGATGCGGTAGGAGTATACCCAGTTACTTCATACGACTCTCCTCATCCAGATGCAGTACGAGCGAGACAGAAATTAGAACGGTACAGCACAGAGATTCAATCCAGAGGCTGGTGGTTCAATAAAGAGCATGAGCTAACACTCCTGCCAAACTTAGCAGAAGAGATTGTAGTGCCTGCTACTACCTTAGTGATCGACAGTGTAGACCCACGAGAGAAGTATGCTAAGCGTGGGAGTAAACTGTATGATCCAATCAATCACACGTATAGGATTCCCCATCAGGTGGTCGTGGACATGATCATTGAGATAACCTTTGATCATATCCCTGTTACGGTACAGAATTATATCACTATGTCAGCAGCAGTAGAGATGGCTGTTACACGCGAAGGGGATCAGAATAAAATCAACATGCTGAACACTGGGTTATTGAAAGCTAAGTCCGAAGCATTCGCCGACGATATAAGGAACTCTAACTACAACGTGTTCAACACTGGACTAGTAGCAAGAGCTATTAGTGCTGCTCGTCCTGCGGTCAGGAGAATCTAATATGGCTTTTATTCAAGACTCTTTAGGCGGGGTAAGTGGCGGTGTATCTCAACAGCCTGACATCTTACGGTATCCCGGACAGTGTACGCTCCAAGAGAACATGATCATCGATGTAGTAGAGGGATTACGTAGGCGAGGTGAAGTCACCCTACTAAAGATCCTTGATGATCAAGTCACTGACGATGATGCAGCCTACCACTGGTTCTCCCTTGAAGATAGAGAATACGTAGCACGATTCCATGCAACTGGGATCGATGTGTATGACATGGATGGTAATCATTACCCTGTTACTGTACCGTCATACGCTTACTTAACTACATCATATAACAATATACGCTCAGCACAGGTAGGAGAGTATAATATTATTGCTGCCCCTGATGTTAAGGTATCAATGGATAGTAACATCAACACGAAGTCCGATGAGTACGTGACATTCCACATCAAGGATGGTATGACGTGGGGGCTCAGGGTAACAATAAGCTGGAACGGTGTTAGCATAGCGGACTATACTTGTCCTGCAGGGGATACAGTGGATTCCACTACAATTGAACAGACATCATCTATCTATGTAGCTACCGAATTATATAATGACTTAGTAGCTTCACTCTCTGGGTCTGACTGGGGAGTAGTGCGGTTAGACAACACTATAGTTATGCACCGTATAGCTGCTAACTACCACCCTGACAAGAGGGCTAACTTATTCGCTATAGATGACTCAGGCGGTGGCTCGAGCTGTACATGTATCATCGACTCCATCCAAACGCTGGATAAATTGCCCCCTCGTTCAACGCCCGGGCACTGGGTGCGTGTTAGTGGCAAGGAGTCCAGCTCTATAGATGACTTCTATATGAAGTATGAGACTTCTGATAACACTGTGAACGCTAACGGTGTGTGGAAGGAGTGCGCTAAGCCTACTGAGATGGTGCAGCTCAAGCCTACTACTATGCCCCATGCATTAGTCAGGGTAGAGAATGGAGAATTTTACTTTACAGCCCTTGATGGGAACGTGTACGGAGGATCACAGATCGACGTATGGAAACCACGTAAAGCTGGTGATAAGGATTCCAATCCAGAACCCGCATTCGTCGGTGAGTACATTACGGATGTCACTATTGTACAGCAACGACTTGCACTGGTATCTGATGACCACGTGAGCTTCAGTAAGGCGCAAGCTGAGTTCGATTACTTCAGTACATCCGCATTAACTGGGACTGATACTGATCCTATAGAACTCATCACTCCCGGTGAACGGGCAGCGCACTTGTTTGCAGCTATAGAACATGATCAGAACTTACTGGTTCTTGGGAACAGGCGACAGTTTGCTATCCCATTGACCAAAGCACTAACGCCTGAGAACGCTGCACTCGTGCCTACAACCGCGTATGATGTTGATGGTAACTGTAGACCAACTGCAGTTGGCGGAGGTATGTTCTTTGCATTCAGTGACAGGATTCGCACAGGTGTTCGTGAGTACAGAACTGTGGATATCGAGAACATCCACATAGCTGATGAAGTCTCTGCTAATCTCGGGGAGTATCTACCCACTCATATCAAATCACTGCACTCGGATAGGCAGCTATCTATGGTATTCGCCTTACCTGAGGATGGTGAAGAAGTATTCGTATATCAATTCCTGAATCAGGATAATGAACGGGTATTATCCGCATGGTACCAACTGAACTTTCCATTCATCCGTATATCATCCATGAGTTCTATTGATGGGCACTTCTACTTCATGGCATACGGGGATAATGGGCTAGGCTTATATAGACTAGAGAAGCCCGGAGACGTATTCTTGGATTATCAGTGCAATCAACCGATACAAGCTGATGGAGTAGTTGATCTATCCACATGGGCATTCAAGGATATCGTAGACCAGAGCGATATTATAGCTGTACTTGATTCAGGTACATGGAAAGGGTTACAAGTAGAGATCGATACATATACTCCTAGTACTGGGGAACTAGTACTAAAGGAACCTGAGATATTCCAAGGGGAAGATCTTATAGTTGGTGTATACTTCGACTCTAACTACATCCCTACTATGCCAGTCCTCCGTGATAAGAAAGGTAAGGCTAAGCAGCTGGACTATCTGACCGTAAACTTCATAGAAATAACTGTAGCTAATACTACAAACTTTGAAGCTATTATACGCGCACCATACTATGATGATACTATCCAAAAGTTCACTGGCAGGTTCGTAGGTAGTACTTTTATTGTTGGTGAGAACCCGCCTTCTGATAGGAAGGAACTCGTATCAGTTGGGCATAATGCTAGAGAAGTTGATGTATTGTTCCGTGCCTATAAGCATACTGACTTTGTGATCCAAGCTTTGGAATACAAAGGGAACTATACACAACGAGGACAAAGGATGTAACTATGCCAAACTATGAACTCGCAGGAGGCATACCAGCCCCTAGCAGATCTCTATCTAATGTAGATATGAATGCTATCGGCATGGTTGCTAACGTAGCTGTTGCATCATGGCACTCATTCCAAATGGATAAGATCCAGTATCAGATGCAGAAGGATAGACTACGGTTCCAGCGTGAAGCACAGGCGGAGAACCGGAGATTCAGGTCTATCATGGACGCAATGAACAGAGAGAAACTAGAGGAGGCAGTGTACTCAGAGAAACTTGCACTGGATATCGACTCCCTGAAAGCTACTGCCACTGTGCATAACGAAGCGGTAGCTAACAACCTTAGTGCAGCCCCTACCGCTGTCCGTGATATCCAACGGCAGATCAGTAGACAGTCGCTGTACAAGGACAGAGAGATCAGGAATAGACTACAAGCACAAAGTGTACAGGCTGTGGATAATACCAGAAGCACTCAGGTATTGTACGAACCTAACGAGCCTGATGGTATGAACCAAGCTGCGTCATTCGTTACCGGAGCATTACAGGTAGGGGATGCAGCGTACGGTAGATTCACAAAAGGAAACTAAGGAGATATCATGGCAGAGGCAACTCAGCAATATGTCCCTGTCCAATCCAAGGCTGCTCCCCCTTCAGTGGGGGATGCACCGGGGATTCCACAGGACACAGCGTTCCAAAGCGTATACAACTACGCACAGAAAAGAAACATTACAAACCTACAGACCGCACGGGAAGAGGATTATCTGGACGGTCAGTTACAAGCTGCACAGGATGACGGTGTTGCTGAAGTGCGGAAAGCTCAGCCGTGGGTGTACTCTTTATTCGGTGGAGGTGCAGCACTGTCAGGTGCTATGGATTACATGGAGAACTCAAGGCTCTTAGAGTACAAGGACTCCATTGAAAAGAACATGGATGAGCACAGGAAGCTCAGACCTGAGGTATTCAAGCAGCAGCAGCTGGATGCTATCAAGGATTTCTATACGGACGATGATGAGACGAACCAGCATATCCTCCGCACCTTCGGTCAGATCCTCCCTGATATAACCCGTGCTCAGACCAAGGCGCACGAAGGGTATCTACAAGAGCAACACTTGGATTCCATGACGAACTTCGTCAGCCTTGCAATCACAGCTAAAGAGAAGGCGCAGTCCGGGGATGCGTACGATAAAGAGCGTGCGGATTACTTCTTGGATCAAGCCTTGCGTAAGCCAGTAGGGATGAATGACGATGCGTACAAGAAGTTCCTGTACGGTATGCTGCCCCATGCCTCGGCGAGTGGAGATGATCAGGTTGCTGCGAAGATTGCAGAGCTCGGTCTGATCGATAACCCTACGGACAT